GTTAAAGATAGTTCACTTCTACCAGTAAATGTAGAATAATTATCTCCACTTGCAGATACACTAGCTTTATTTATTTGCAACCAACTTGTACCATCTTTACTAAAATATATATCATCTCCAGCTACTGCAACTGCTCCATCTGCATATACTGCCAGTCCTTCTATATCATTTGAAGTATTTGGTCTTACAGCACTACCTCCTCCAAAAAGAGTATAGCCATTAATTCTTCTATAGCCACCTTCTATAGATACTTCAAAATTTCTTAATTTTGTAGCTACTCCTGGAGTTCTTAATAGTGCTAATGAATTAGTAGACTTATTAAGTCCACCTTCCATTGGTATAGCAAAAGGCTGAGAAGCTGCCATTAAAAATATCTCCTATCGTCTGTCATATATTTAGGTTGTGGATTTATTAAATTAGATTTCATATTTCTAAGATTTTTTTTATATTCTTCTAATGCAAAAGCAGCCTGTTGTAAATTGTCTTTAAATTGATGCACATAATATCTAGCTCTAGCAGTTAATACATTGCTGTATTGCTCTGGCATAGGAATAGTATCATCATAGGCCGATAAAGCTGTTGGCTTAGTAAAGGCATAAAAATGCACATTATAAACTTTATCTGGTATTGGACTTAAGCCAAATTTTCTGTGATCTGGACTTTTAATAACATAAATAGGTTCTCCATGTGCAGCATCTGAGCCTTCTGCATCATCTGAATTTTCACTATCTCTATTATATCTTTTCCAGTCATCTAAAGTTAAAAATCTTAAACCTTTAGAAACATAAGGAGAAGATTCTCCACTTACACTTATTGTTGTTAAATAAAAATCATCCCAATCTATTGAAGCATAGTCTGTAGTTATACTTGAACTGCCTGATTTTAACGTATACCATCTTGTTCCTGCTACTGTTGCTACTGTTACATTCCCATAAAAAGGATCTGTACCTCCACTAGCTGCAGCAGCAAAAAAAGGTAATTGAGGCTCTTCGTTTGCTATATCAAATAAGGCTTTATTTAATGCATCTTTAACAAACCCCTGAATACCAGTAGCAGATGCAAAAGAACCTGAAGTTAAAACAACCTCATTAAGTTCTCTTAAAATTTCATTACTTAAGTCTAAATATGTTGTTGCCATTTAAAATTATTTTAACAAGGTTTAGCTTTTGGCATGACCTCTCCACCGTTCTTATACATCATTCGACTTGCTTTACCACCTTTTTGTTTTTTTGTTCTTGCTTTGTTAGCCGCACTTATACCCTCATCTGTATATGGGTATTTTTTTCCATTTACCATTGGCATATTATTGTCTCCTTTATTATTTTATAAAAAATGGAAGGGTCCGAAGACCCTCCCTAGTTAGTCTTAGTCAATTCCGTAGAATGCACCTACAAGTGCTTCACTTCTTAGTACTTTCGCACCATATACATGAAGACCTCTAACTATGTCACCAAAGGAACTTGGGTCCCTGATAACTTCAGTTGAGAGGATTGTGTTTGCAGTTGCAACAGCTGACATGTGACCAGCCATACATTTACCAGCAGCATTAGATGTTGCAGCAATGTTATTAGACTTGTACATATCAAAACCACGTAATTTCCCACTTGATACTAAACCATTTCTAATTGAACCTTGACCAGCGTTGTAGTCTACAGATAACAATTTAGAAGATGATTGACTTAGTACTTCATAAAAGTCAGGACTTGCAAGGAACCATCTACCTTCTTCAGGTACATTTTGTTCATCTAAAAGTCTTGCCATTCTAGCCAATAGGTCTAGAGGGTCTGTTTCACCAGAAACTCCTAAGTCAATATTACCAGTACCATCGTAAACTCCAGCACCTAAATCTGTAGCATTATCAGCACCTAATACATGATCAGGTGAAGATGATGATAAACCAGAAAACATAGTTGCTATAACAGCTGCATCGTATGAATCTTTAAGAGCATACGCAGCACTTGAAGAAGCTACTTCTTTCCAGTTTACATGTGACATATTGCTTTCAATATCATCTACGATAAATTTAAAAGCTTTAGCACTATCAACTACAAGAGTAAGTTCTTGGTCTGTTAGCTTAGTTGCTGTGGTATCACTACCTCTTGTGTAATCAGACACAGAAATAGTTGGTTCTTTAATAATTTTAACTGAATCTCCGAAAGCAGAAATTTCACCGGCATAATCGGTGTTAGTAATAGCTTCTACTACACTAGCTTTCCTAAAAAAGTTTAAAACCTTTTTAGAATAAACGGAGGGCAGGAAGAAACTATTGTTTTGACCACTTACGGAGTTAGCAAAGTTGGCATTAGTATCTGTACTTGGTTCAAAATATTGAGCCATAATTCTCTCCTATAAATATTAAATTAAGTTTATCTATTAATTCTGCCTTCTTCCCAAGCTTTGTCGATTTCTTTTTCAAGTTTATCATACTCAGCTGGAGATAAAGCCAGAATCTCCTGTTCAGTCCAAATTTTAGCTTGTTTTGGCTCTACATTAGTTGTCTTTGCAGACACCATGTTAGCAGCCGAAGCTTTTTTATTTGAACTTTTAGATGGTTTTTCTTTATTACTAAAACCCATGTCCGACTTAAATAAATCTAATGCTCTACTTGCTGCTCCTGGATCTGCTGTATTTTTATAAATCCAGTCTTGTATAGATTCAGGCTGAGATTTAGCCCATTCGTGAAATTCATCACTGTTTCTGATCTCATCAAAATCAGGATGATTCACTTTAAGTTCTTTCTCAGAATCAAGTTTTATTAATTGTTGCTCACGTTCTTGAAGTAATTTAATTTTTTCTTCAAGATGTTTTGCCTTGTTTTCACTTTGCAAATTAGCAACAGTTTCTACTACATCATAAACATCAGGATATTTTTCTTTAAACTCTTTAAGTTCTTCTTCAGATTTAGGTGGAGTATATTTTACTTTACCTTCTTGAGCTTGTTCTATAAGTTCAATTTCTCTTTGTTTAAACTCATTAAGTTTACTATCATAATGCTTTTTTAAGTCATCATATCTTTTTTTATAGTTGGGTCGCTTGTAGGGTTTATCCTTTTCAACTACCTCTTCTTGAGCTTGTTGTTCTTCTATTTTGTTTCCTTCATCTTCAACATTTTCAGTTTTAGTGTCAGGAAAAAACATACTGTTTGAAGAAACAAAAGGTTTTTCTTCTACTTTGTGCCAACTCTTTTTCATATTATATGGGTTAGCTTTTTCTTCTTTAGCCATCTTATTCTCCTATTAAGTGCTTAACAATTTTACAAGGTAGCTGCTGTACGGGCAGGGCTTGTCTTGCAAAGGTCGCCTTTCGGTTAATCTTTAGCTTATTGGTAATATCTATGTCTTGGATCTAAAGGATTGTTTCCTACCATACCTTCTTTAATTTCATTAGGTATAGTGGAATCTTGTTTTACTTTAGCTCCATAAATAGGAGAAGATTTTTGTACTTCTTCTCTTTTATACATAGCACCACCATTCGCCATTCCTTGTCTATTATCTGCTCTAACTTCAGCTTCTTTCATCATTGATGTTAAGTTATCAACTCCAATTTCTTCTACAGCTTTTGCAGTAAAGACAAATTCTCCATCTGATAACCTTGCAGGTATATCATCTGAAGTTCCTGTTCCTGGACCGTTAACCGGCCCTTCTCCAGTAAACTCTGAAGCTTTTTCCAAAACCTTATCAAATATAAGGCTTAATTCTGGATTAGCTTCTAGTTGTTCTTCTAATATAGACTCTTCTTCATCAGTTAATGCTTCATCAACTACAAAGTCTACAAAATTTTGTTCCATTTGTTCATCAGGGATAAGCTCTTCTTTAATCATCTCTTGTTCAACTAGAGCTTCTTCGGGCATAACCTCTTCGGGCATAGCCTCTTCGGGCATAGTCTCGACACCCAACATACTATTTATTTGTTCGTCTACTGCCCCTCCTTCTTGTTTAGGTATTCTTTTTTCTGCCTCAACACTATCTATTAGTTTTTTATTGTCCTCTTCTATTACCATTTCTAATCCAGATATAAATTCTTCAGGCCATTCTTGATAAATATGACCAGGCGATCCATGAAATTCTTTAGGTTTACTAATAAAATATTCTTTTGGCATTGCTTTACCACTTATTAAATCTTGATATAATAATTCTCTTTTATCTGTTGGTATATATTCTCTAACACCTAATGAAGCAGTGTGTATCACATCAGCTTTTATATTTTCTCTTCTCACTTTATCGACATGTGGACTCCATCCATCCGCATCTAATATGTTTGTTTTTTTCATTTAATCTTCCTCTTTTCTATATAGGGCTTCCTTCACCTGTTGGGGCAGCTGCTCTATTTGTCCCACTAAACGTATCTTCCCCTGGTAACGGTACATTTCCAATTCCGATGTTGCCACCACCAGTGCCTGTAGGTCCAAGTTCCGTTGGTTGTTGAGGTACTCCAGCAGGACTTCCCATAGGTCCTGGTTGTTCACTAACGGGTTGAGCTTCTTCGCTAACTTCTTGTCTAACATTTTGCATTCCTATTATTTGTGCCATCATTGCAGCTTCTTCTGGGTCATTGAGTATTTCATCAGGATCCAAGTCTAAGCTGTAGGCTAGTTCACTTATTAATTTAGAAATCTTAACAAAAGGTGCTATAGCTGGGCTTTGTGCAGTTTGTAAGAACATAGTTAATCTTTGACTTCGTACTTCTTTCTGCATCAAACTATTAGTGCCTGTTGCTTTAACTTCTAAATCTCCTTTAACATCTAAATCGCCTTCAAAGAATTGCATATTCCAAGCGAAATATGATTCTCCTAGTGGCCTTAATAAAAAGTCATCAAGGTTTTTAACGACTGTTTTGATGTTTAAACTTGCTGCTCCAAGTAACATAGACATACCAGAAGCAGTCCTTGTCATACTTTGAACTCCTGTTTGACCATGCGAATAGCTTGGTATTCCAGTTTGTTCATCAGCAAGTTGTCTAAACCTATCAAACATCATCATGTTTTCAGGTGCAGTATTAGGGAACTTTAAACCATAAATGGCTTGTCCCGGCATTCCGGCTTGTCTTCTAAAGATTTTACCAGGATGTATTTCCATAGACTGTCCAGCTACTAAAGCTGATTCGTCTATATCAAAAACTAATGAACCAGATAATGCTAAATTATCAATAGCCATTCTTGCATGACCATTCATAATTTGCTGAGAGTCATTCATATTCTCAGCTACTCCCACACCAAAGAAATTGTAAGGATTTCTTTCGTATGGAAAAGCATGATAAGGTAATCTATATGGTGTAAATGGATTTATTACTGCTCTAAGTAATTTATCTCCACAAATCCATGCATTAATTTGCACTTCATCTAAATCATCTATATCTTCTTCTAATTCTATGCCGACTTCTTTAGCATATTGAGCATCCATAATGCCCCAATATTCTAATACCTCAAAGGAATTTGAATATTCTTCATTTGTTGTGGTGTCTTCTTTTAGTTGTGTTTCAAATGTTCTTTCTATATAGTTAGGACCATTTTGAATAGCTTCTCTTATAGCTTCCTTATCAAAATAAGGCATATTTTTTAATGCCCTAAGTTGAGAAGTATTCATTCTGTGTCTATGAACAACATACTCACATTCATCTATGTTGGTTGCTCCTGGATCAGGGTAAAAATCCCAGCAACTAACAAATTCTATTCTTGGTACTCTAACTGAAACTGGAGAATAAACTCTTTCTCCGTCTGTTTCTTTTGTCCAATTATTAAGAGTTTTATTAAAATTAAATGGCCCTTTAATAATTCCAGTACCTAATAAAGATGCTTCTAATAAAGCACTTCTTAATTCTGAAGAACCATTAGACTCATCTATTTGATCATGGATAAGCTTTTCCATTCTTCTTGCAGCTTTCTGTGCCGGAGATATTTCTGGTTTTTGTGGATCTACACTTAGTCCTTCTCTAAGTAAGCCAGCACTTTCTAATTTATTTTCAAGAGAATCTTCAGATTCCTCAAACATGCCATCACCAAAAGTGGCTCCTGGTCGTAAAACTTTACCATCACCTTTATATCCTACATCATAAGGATTATCAGCTCGGTTGCCTATATCATCAGGAATGTCCTGTGGTTCTGACATCTCAATACCTGGCTGTGGATTTTGAAAGTCTAAATGAGCATTTTCCTTTTCTCCTTCTGGTATGTTTGTTTCAGCTATACCTATTGGAAATTTACCAGTACCAAAAATAACATCTACTAATTGTCCAAAAGCTGCTAAGACTTTTGTTTTGGTTACTTTTATAAATACACGAGATTTTTCTGATTCTCTAAACTTAACTCTTTTACCGTAGAGTCCTCTATAGTTTTCATAGGATTCTAACCACCTTTCTTCTTCAAGATCACGAGCATCTTCAGCAACGGCAAAACGACTTTGAATAAGTCCAACTAAGTTAAGTTTTTGATCTGGTACTAAATTAAGATTTTTTCCTGCTTCACCTTCTACATCTTCATAGAGATTATTTGCAGTTAAAAAAGTATTTTTATTGTCTTCCTCTGCCATTTATTAATATCCAAATTTAGAGTCTGCAGGGAAAAATGATAAATCTGTTTTAATTCTTCTAAGCTCATCCACTGTACTAGTAACTCGTGGTCGACTCATAATCATATAACGCAGTGCATCATAAGCATGATCTGAGGCATGCGTATCAACATCCTCAGAATTATTTTTTGCTAGTGGTATACTTTGTAATTCTCTAATGAGATTTTGACAAGACCTAAATATTTGTAATCTTGGTCTACCACTAGGTTGTTCTTTTAAATACTCGTGTATCTGTATTTTACCCTGAACTCTATTTTTATCTGCTCTACGGAGTTTGTGACCAGCCTTTTGTAAGGTTTCTCCTACTGTTGGACCAGTTGTTCCTGTTCGTGACCAAGCAGCAGTATCTAGCACACCTGGAACACTCATAGGGTCTTCCAACTCCATATTACTAATTATACTACCTAAATCCTGACCTGTCAAGCCTTTTTGATATAATTCTCTATAAATTATTAAAGTTCCGTCATTTATATCGACTGCTCCCCATAAACAACAGGATTCTGAGGCATATCCATAGTCAATTCCCTTGACTCTAGCCCAGTGTGGAGGTATAGTAAAGGGGTCAATAACATGTAACGTAGGATCAAATTCTGTAAAGGCTGCACCTTCTGCTACATCCCAATTACCTTCTAATAGTTGTTTTCGCTGTGTAGGTGGTAAAGACTTTAGCATAGTTTCATAAACACCATCTTTTGCTAAGTATGGGTTATCTATTAACTTTGCTGGAATAAATTTACGAGTTAATCCATCAGTACCTAGAAAACTATTGTTAGGTTCTGCTGCTTCTACATATCTTTTCTTTACCCAATGTGAACCAACACCACCTGGGTTAGCCGTACATCTTAAATAGGTAGGGAGTTCTGGATCAGTTGTTCTTAAACGAGAAGCAAGATAGTTCCAGCCAAACTCTGTTGGCAGGTGGGTAATTTCATCAAAGCCTATCCAACTATAAGCTTGTCCTTGGTAACGATAAACATCGGCATCCTTTTCTAAGAAACCAAATTCTATTTTAGCTCCACTAGGAAAATTCCAAACCTTTTCAACTTCTCTAAATCTAGCTCCAGGAAATGCTTGTGGGTAAATTTCTCTGGCTTTATCTATTAGTTCTCTAAGTTCTGGCATAGACCTTCTAAGTATTAAAGCTCTATGGGCTTTACGATGACAGTTTCTTAAAGGATCTATTAACATAGCATAAGATTTACCACCACCAGCAGCTCCACCATAGAGAACATCTTTTTCAGGGGCAGCTAGAAAAGCTGTTTGTGGACCCTCGTTGGGATGAAACAAAACTTTAGATTCTTCTATCTTAGCTTGAATGTTTGGTGGTAGTGAGGCTACTTCTTTATCGGTGGTTATTTTACCAGTTGTGGTTTTTTTATCTTCATCTAGTTCAGAAAAGATTTTCTTTTGTCTATTGAAAACTTGCTTTTTAGCCTCTAGAGCTTTTTCTAATTTAGCAATACCATCTTTTTTATTTTTTAAAGACTTACGAGCTGCCTCGAAAGCAGCCTTATCATCTATATATTTATTTTTTAAAGTTGAACCAGTAGGCCTACCGGATTTTTTTTTTGGGGTACCGTCTTTTTTTAAAACAAAATTACCTTCAGTATCTGTTTGGTAGTTGTCAGGATTTATTTCCCAATCTTTATTCTTCTCGTTCACGGTTTTTATCGACATGGTTTTTTAAACCTACATGAGAAATATAACGACCAGTAGTGTAATGTAACCAATAGGCTGCATCTCTTAAAGTAACTTCTTCACGATTAATCATAGATTCAGCTACTGATAAAGCTTCAAGTTCATCGGGTATAGGTTTAAAATATCCAGCTATTTCTGATTCTGCATAACCATAAGGAATGGTAGAGGTTTTTCTTTTAATATAATTTTCTGGTATGTCTTTCATCTAAATAAATTATATATAATTAGAATTAGTTTACCTATAAACCAGCCGAGAAAAAAACAAAAAGCAGTTAGACCTGCTAAGATTAATTGTTCCAATTCTTTCTGCGACATAATAGTAGGGCTGGACTTTCCGAGAAAAGGTGGACATTTGTATCTCGGAAAGCCTCTTACGCATATAAAAACTATTTCTTTTTATTTTTGTTAAAAATCCTATCAAAGTTTTCTTGATATTTTTTTACATTATAAGGTCTTTGTTTAGACCCCTTGCCTAAAAAAGTTTTAGTTTTAACTTTAAGAGGCTTATCTTCGTTTCCTAGTAAAGCCATTATTTCTTTTTCTTTACAGGTTTAATTTTATTAACAACCATTGCAACCCAATCAGGTTTAAAATGATTTACAACAATAGTAGCAACACCCATTACTACCACTGCCCAAAATATAAATTCTAACATTATTTCTCCTATTAAAAATATTAATGAACTATTTGTCTAGCTTCATTGTCATCTAAAACTAGTTCGTGTAGTTCACCTATTAAAGTAAGTTCATGTTCGTAGGCAATTTTTTCTGCTTCTTCCCAATTATTAGCCTTTATATAGGGGCCAATAAATTTTTTATCATCAAGGGGGTCACTAACCTCAGTCAGGAATAGTTTCATAATCACCTTCTACAACAGGTAAACTTTCTTTTTCTGGTAATATAAAGATACCACCAGGTACGTTATGGTCTACTTGAACTCTATCACTCTTAGCAAGACCAACTCTATCGAGTATGGTTTGAGCTGCTTGTAGTTTATTATTAGCTTGAGGTATCGGTCTATCCGATTCTAAAACTTCTAATAATTTAAAAGCTGCTTTAGGTGCTGATCTTGCGAGAACGTCTGAGGCTAAATCTATTACTTCTTCTCTTAATGCTTTTAATGGTTGATGATAGTTGCCTGAGTAACCTGCAAGTTCAGCTGCTTTAGTTAAATTTCCACCAGTCTCTAATATTTTATCTAAAAATAACTGCTGTTTTTCAGTTAATTTCTTTTCTTTTTTATGTTCTTTCGGTAAGTAGCTCATAATTATATATACTATATTATACTGCTAGAATTAGAGTTTGTCAAACAAAAGTAAATTTAAGCCTAAAAAGTTACATAGCTATTGACAAATCGCCAACTCAGGTGTATAATGGTAACTGTTGTTGCCGCCCTTTGAAGATAATATAAAGCTACTATAAAGATTCTATAAAGCCCTACTAAAAACTTCTTATATAGCTATAAATAGTACTTTACAGCTTTTTAAGCCCTAAATAGAGCTAAATAGAGGAAACTGGTTACCATTGCTTTTGGGTCTAAAATGTGTAAGCACTATATATATATGGGCAGGGGGTACGGAGGTCTTCTGCCCCGCCTGGCTGTCATTATTCTTATAGGTCGCCTAAGATCTTTATAGGGCCAATCAACACTAGAAAGGACTTCAAAGACTCAAAAGAACTGTTTAATAACTGCTTTACAAGCCCTTATAAGCCCTTTTAAGTCTTAGATCTTTAATTTATTCCAGATACTTTTTAGGGCTATCCAGATCTTAGGATCCAGAAACAAAAAAAATAGATCTAAAAAAAACAAACAAAACACCTAAAAAAAGTTTTACCTGGTCATTTGTCTGGTATGGGTTAGATTTAGATCCAGAGATAGATCCAGAGATCCGAAATAGATCTAGAGATCCTGGACAAAAAAAAGCCCTTAAATTAATAAGGGCTTCAGGGAGATAGTAAAATACTAGTTAGATGATACGATAAGATTCCCCAGTATCTTGATATTTTTCTAGTTCATCATCAAATACACGGAAACCAGACGGACTACCATCTAATTTGCTACCTCTATTTTTTACAAAGTCATTGACCATATTTACTAGCCATCTTTGCTCATAGATTAAATGCCTTAGATTCTCACTGTCACAAGCACTAATGGCACTATAAAGCTCATCTAATGCATTAAAAGTATCTGGTATTAAGCCAAATTTAGTTGTAAAAGGTAAATCTTCCTCCACTTCTTCTTTATAGATTTCTTTTACTAACCTTTCAACCTTAGACCAGCTAAAATTAAGCATTGGGCTTTTATGTGCTTTGTCGCTGTTTTCAATAAACCTGGTTAATGCCTGATCTATTTTAATGGCTCTAGTATCAACCAGACCACTATCTACTAAAAACATGGCTATTTTGTGGTTTCCCTCTGCTAACCATCCATAATCTTCTTTAGTCTTCTTAAATTCATATATTTTATTATCCATTTTTCCTCCTGTTTTAAATGAATAACTAATTATATACCTAAAACCAGGCAAATAAAAAGCCCTCTAATTAAAGAGGGCTTAAAAGGGTATTAAAATTTAATCATTCATTCTTATAGTTTACCTCCTCATTTGTCAGCAACCAATTATAAAATATTGGCTCTGTTGATCCTTTGGCTAATGTTGCCTGTCTAATTAAGATACCATCAACATAAAACCTATATTCACGAGTGCCGTTCTCATGTTTTCTATGCGTGGTTTTAGTTGTTACAAAACTATGGCTGTTACTGCTAGAAGTGCCGATTACTATTTCAACCTCACCATGCCTTTCAATACCATAAGACTTATTTCCTGTTCTTCTGCCTGGTTTATTAGCATAGGCACAAGACTGTATTTTATTCCAGATAGGATATGATCTACTCATTTCCCCCCCATACCTGTTAATGCTTCAACAACCCTCAAAGACTTTTTAAATTCTTTGGGTTTTGTTGCATTATATTCTTCTATTGCTAGCTCACACTGACTTCTGGATGTTCCCCATACTCTAGGCAACCCATCTTTATCAATGCCATGATACATTATTTTATTATTATCCATTTTTCCTCCTGTTTTAAATGAATAACTAATTATACACACAACAACAAAACAAAAGCAATTGCTTATTAAGATCCTAAGATCCTAAGATCCTAAGATCCTAAGATCCTAAACACACAAAAAAAGATATTGCCTGGAATGAAATAAAAGGACAAGAAAGGACAAGAAAGGACAAAAAAAAGCCCTCAATTAAGAGGGCTATAAAACTTTTAAAGTTTTTAAGGGTATTATATTTTATAAAAGAAATTTTTAAAACAGGCTAAAGAGCTTAATTGACTATCAATTCTATTTAATTCCCTAATAGGCGAATAATCGCCATCATCTTTAAAAGTTATATTTACTTTTACTTTTTCAGCTTTTAAATTTTTTAGATACAAGCTGGCGTCAACATCTTCTTCAAGATAATAATTCTCATTATCATAATATGAATAACAGCTAATATTTTTCATAGTCCTGTTTGTTTTATTAAAAAACTCTTTACTAACCTTTAACCACCCATGACCACCATCTACATGAAAAATTAAATTAGCTTCTTTAATATATTTACTTAACATGTTATTTATTCCTTACCTTGCTTGTGAGCAGTAAAAGCTACTGCATTTTCATAGGCCTTTAGGTTAGTAGTTGCCTGTTCTTTCTTAACACTATCCATTTCATCTGGATTTGTTAAAAGCTCATGCATTAATTTAACAGAATTAGTGCAGTAAGCATTTACTACCTCAGAATTTGACCAATCTATAAGGCCATTAACAGCTTTTAATTCTTTATCAAAAGTTTTATCTTTAAATATAGGATCAAAAGAATTTTCTACTTTAGCAAACCAATTAGCCATCTCTACTATATGCCTTTCTTCTTTGATAAGGTTTTCTAGTTGCCATTCATCACATGCAGTTATAGCACTATATAATTTTCCTAATGCTTCTGCTATTTTAATAGCCCTAGTATCAGCTACATTTCTATCTACCAGATACATACCGACCAGGTTACCATCACAATAGCCATATTTTCTTTTACGATCTAACTTTTCTTGACGAGCTTTTTCAGCTTGATCATCAGTTAGTTTATTTTTTAAATTATTTACTTCCATATTTCCTCCATAAAGTAATTATAACTATTAAATCATTCAGAAAAAAAAAGTCAAGTAAAGAAAGGCACTTATTTATATCGAATTTTAAATAGTTAAAATAAGATCACAACAAAGAAAGTGCCAAAACTTTATGGTAATCCTCCTAAAACCGACCACCTCCCAGTCGAATGTCGGGCAGTCGGTGTTCATATATAATAATAAAAGGAGGGCAAACAGTCCGGTCTTGCTTCTTGTAACCCGTCAGTCAAACGTCACTACGCACTCCTACGTTGCTGTCAAGGCCGATCATTTCCTTGCTGACTATACCATATATTTCACAACTATTTCATTTAGCATTACTCTTACGGTTTACAAGTCACTCAGGACTGTTATCTAGTTTCAGTTAGTCTGCCGTCTAATTCTTTATGAACTTGCATAAAGTAATCACTAGTCCTACTTTAAGGTATGACCTTATTGCTAACCTATGCCACACTAGATGGTTTCATCATTCACTTCCTCTATATTATCAGTCAAAAATAAAAAGTCAATGTTTTTTTAAAAAAATATTTTTAAACTATAAAAAAAGGCCTATCAATTATAAATAACCAATAGGCCAGAATGGAAGAAAATATGAATAACATATTTACAAATGTCGAAAGTGTAGTTAATGAAAAATTTAACAAAAGGAGGGTACTCCGCAAAGAAACCACACTTCCAACACTATCTATATAGTAAGACATCTTTAAACCAAAAGCAATTACCTGGAGAAAAAAACCTATTATTTTTTTAGGCCAAATGCTTGACAAGGAAAAGGGGGAGTGGTTACTATGTAGTTCTATTCAGTTTTTGTAGCTTGTTTAGCAGACTTTTAAAGCATAATGGACTACAGCTAAAGCAGAATAGATTTAATTTAATAGGGCTTTATAGCTTTTAAGGAGAGAATGATGGATAACTATACAGCAATAGGTATTACAGAGGGATTTATTGAGCCAACTGACGAAAGTCAAGTTTTACAAGCGTGGCAACATTTAGTTGATACGGGCTTGGCTTGGCAACTTCAAGGTAGGTTTGGTAGAATTGCTATAGATTTAATAGAACAAGGTTTAATAAACAGGAGAGAGAATAATGACTAAAGAAGAAATGGAAAATGCAATTGTAGATGATTATGTGAAAATGATTATAAGTTGGGTAGAAAATTCAGATACCGATTCATTAAGAGATCATGTATTTGAAACTGTCTATGGTAATTTCAAAGGTATGGACTTAGCCGACATACAAGCAGATTATGAAAGTATTACAGGAGATTATTTATGACTAGTTATAAAATTTCTAAGGAATGTGAGTACGAGTATTATGAGTATGAGGGTAAATACTTATTAATCGACCA